CGGATGTGTCCAGCCATAACTAACCACCACAGCCACAAAGCACTGTGCATGGCAAGTAGCCAGAATGCGGTTCAAACGGCTTGCATAATCCAACCGCTGCTAATTGTTTACAACTACGCCTTAAGCTCGGTTGAGTTATGCCAAGAGCATCACGCGCCGCGTAGTAGTCTGGGTGATAATCCTGCTGCTCTTTAGCTAGCCACAGGAATAACCTAACCGCGCTACCATTGCATTGAATCAGCTTGTCGATGACATCTTCGGGAAAACGTATCTTCATTATGTGTCGTTCCTTCTTCGTTCCTATGTGTGAGATACAGGAGCCGCTAGCTGGGAACGATCAGCGTTAACCTCGGGAGCAACCCCGAGGCCTGCGGCCCCTGCGATATATCCTAGCGAATGCCAGGAAGACTGACTAAAAAAGGGTGGGCTGGAAACCAAGGAATAGCCACCAGCCCAGGAGGAGGGAGGATGAAGAATGATAGAGGAGTGTTCGGCAATGAATGGCGAGTGGCCGCGCCGAAGATTGCTCCTCATATATACGCCTTAAACAGGGGGGGGTGTACGGTAGTTTTTGGCCCTTTATGGACTGTTTTATTAAATTAAAGTAAACCAATATATTAGAACTTACTCCCTGAACATTTCGGCAGTTACGGTGATTAGCCCAACGTGCGGAACCGCTCGCACACGGCGTAACGCTGCCATTAGATGATCCTGCATCGTGGATTTGCTCACAGAGTATTTATCCGCCGATTGCCGGAGCGATAGCCCACGCAGATAGCTATCAAACGCTGCTCGTTGGGGAATGGTGAGTTTTGCGTGATTGACCAGGATATTGACCTCGTGCCAGAGGATACCGCCGAACTCATCAGATGGATCGGACAGCTCGTGCCGCACATACCGTTGGGTAGGTGGACACTCCCAGATGGGTATACCACCGGATCGATACACATCCTCAGCATCGCCTACTGCTATTGTTCGCCTCGCCATACGCACCTCCGTGTGCATTGTTCACCACTAGTATGCAACAACAATCCCCGCCGTGCAAGAAAAACTTTAATTATTTTTAGAAATAGGGGTTGACAATACCCTACATAGGGTATATACTATATATAGAGTT